CGGCACCCTCAACTTCCATCAACGGGTCGGCATCCCATGAACTGCTGGCAGTCATTTCTTTCCAGCCACTAAAGACGGGTACTGCATCGCCCATGTCATCAGCCGTGCTGCGATAGATAATTGCATCGCCATTGACTGTGCCACCAAGGCTCCCTAACAGCCGCATTTTCCCATTGAAGCTACGCTTACGGGCACCTTGCCCTGTACCGGACTGAGCACCCACCTCATAAGGCAGCAGGTGCAGCTTATGTGTGAACCCCAAGCCTGCCTCAACGGACGTGTACGTGGCCCCAAGGGCCACTGTGCCTGTTGCTACAGTCTTGTCAGGCACCAAAGCACCATCAGCCCTGATCTTCACAGTCTCTGTATTCAGATGCACCAGACCTGTCATGGTCGCAGCACTCAATGCAGGAATATAAGAAGCACAATCTGTATCCACGCCAGCATTAAAATATTCCACAAATCTTTTGGTGCCACCGTTGATAGTCCGACTGACTTCAATCCAGACTTCATCAGTTGAAGCACCGTTTGTGCCGTAATTCGGAATAACCGTGACACTCTCAACCGTGCCAGTTGTCTGAATCTCGGTCCATGCAGCAACACCTGCATCCGGGTTATTGGTAAAGGTAGCAAGTCTGCCATTACCCGTAAGAACCCAAGCCCGTGTTTCATCTTCCTGCCATGCGACTTGTGTGAAGTTTGTATTGGTACTTGCCAGATGCTCTGCCAGCAAACTTACATCGGAATTCTTCCACGTAATCCGTTTTAATGTTGTATCAATACCAAGCTTGTGTAAGCCACCTGTACCACGGCGAACGAACAAAATGCTGTTATGCGCCACGGCTGGTGAAATATTGGCAACGCCACCCGCAGCCTGTTTACGAACAAACGTGTTTGAAGGTGTCAGGGGTGGTGTATCGGCAGACAGGCTCCATATCCCATCGGCACTACCACCAAAGAGTTCGCCGGCAGCAGAAGCAAGCCAACGGACTGTGTTGGCACTCCGGTCAGCGATTGTGTAATCAAGTGGATCCGAAGACAAAGCCCCCGGCTCATGGTTCAGATAATCAGCCGTGACAGAACCCCAGATCGTATTGGCCTGATCAGTGGTCCTTGCCAGCATCAGGCGTTGCTCAAAGAATGCCACGCAACCGGGATACCCCGTAGTGCCACTGAACGACCCCAAGCGCCATGTGGTTGCAGCAACCGTACCGTCAAAGTCGGTAATGATGTCGATGTCAACGTGGGTCGTGTCGGTGAAGGTAGCAATCACACCATAGCCATAGGCGCTGGATGACTGAATGCGGATAAACCTGCCAACATCTGTAGACTTGAAGCCATCACCGCCGTTGATACCCGTCACAGAACTGGCTGTAATGGTAATGCCTGTGCCTGTGGTGGCAGCAGACGCTAACGTGGTCGCAGTGGCGTTTTCAGCCATATACGGACCATCAAGGAACGTACAGGTCGCCAGAGTCCACGAAGTATGCGAAGCCCGTGTAAGCTGCTGTGGTGCATAGGACGGATGAACCAGATACATCGTGTCTTCATCCTGAGCAAACTGGATGTCATCCAGGTCTGCCTCAACGAACGTAGTCGTGACCTCAACAACCTTCTCCGAAGTGCCTGCACTTGCATATGCTGTATACGCCGATGAATCCTCGCCCGACAACTCAAAGGTCGTGCCGGTTTTGTTTGCAACGGTGAACCACCTTTCGTTCAACTCGGTCATGCCAACAACGGTATCAATGTAAACCGTGTCGCCATTGCTGTAGCCATGGGTGCCTGTGGTAACAACAGCAGGGTTTGCAGCCGTGATACCCGTAATGGTCTTTGAACTCTCTCTGATCTGTGCGTTCTCACGATAAAAACGCATCTTCAAATTGCTCAGTTCAATCACATAACTGAAGCTGTCTGAAGCCAGAAAGGGGATCAACCGGGACTGCTTGGTGCTATCTGCTGCCTCAGCAACATATACCGTGCCATCACGCCTTGTAACGCCACCCTGCTTCTGCACAAGCATGTTGTACAGCTTCTTGGCCGACTTGTTGTAAATCTCAATGTCGGAACGGCCATAAAGCTTTGGTGAGATTTCACCAGAGGTAAACGCTGATACGAGTGAATTAACCCGTGCCATTATTTCCTCGCATCAGCAAAGATGGTGCTGGTGATCTTCATGGGCCGGCCTTCCTGACCGTCCATGCTACGAGCTTCTTTCAGCTTGTTCTGATAGAGCGACCACGCCATTTCTTCTTTGGTGCGCGACCCTGTGACTTTGTAACAGATTTCATGCGCCAATCGTGCAGCAAAAGCTTCAGCAAACAGCGGGTCAAACTCGGCTTCACTGGTAATGCGGGAGATAAACCGGATGTAAATATTGTTGTCGTTAGCAAGAATTTTGCGACCCTCAACAACCCACTCATCCATGCGGTAGTCACGTACTTCCAGAACCTTGAGGCAGTACGGGTCAGTGGGAAGGACAAACTGATAATCATATTCCCATGTCGGCGTTGCTGTTTCAGCCGCAAGGTTTGCCCTTGCAAGTGCGAAGTTCCATGGATGTGCCCGAAGCACAGCATCTCTGATTGTTTCATAACGGTGATTGCAAAGCCGTGCCCGTTCTGAATTGTCCGTAATGGCAGTGATCGTGTCATCACCAATCTGGATCAGGGCCGCATTGCAGATGGAAACTTGGCTGATAGCCATTCAATGTTCTCCTGTGAAAAAGGGGTGAGGCATAAACCCCACCCCCAAATCACGACAATGGAAGCGGATCAGTCGAGAACCCAAGTACAGGTTAGCTCGATGGTTCCAGTTCCGTTGGCACCGGACAAAGACACCGTAATCGGCATCCCGGTTTCGTCGGCATCAACAACGCTGTTTTTGCCAAGAGCAGAAGTCAGTGCAGAACCTACAGTGGTGATAGAGGTTGAAGCCGCAGCGGCTTTAAACTCATCCACATCCGATGCAACGGCAGTACCGTCAGCATCGTTGTAGGCAGCGTGACCAACACTCAGCGTGGTGCTTGAACCCAAAGCGTCATGGACGAGTTCCATGTCAAGGATACGTGCACCGTTAGGAAGATTGAACATTTCGATGTCCGACTGTTCAGCCGAAGCTTCGTAGAGTGCGTAAGATACACGCACACGACCACCATGTTCATTTGGTTTGATGTCCTTAGACGGTTCCGTTTGGTCCCATTTTGTCTTTTGGACGCTATAGACTGTTGCCATGTTTCAAGCCCTCCTTAGCTAGGGTCACATGCGATTTCGACAACTTTCTCGTCTTCAACACGGGTGGCACCCATGCTCATAGCGAGATAAACTTGCGTCGAATAAGACTTGTCGGCACGTTCCGAAACACGAACTTCAACATCGGAGCCAACAGCAAGGCCGAGGCCACTGTTTGCCCAACAGAACACTTGCTGATCCGAGCTGTCATCGGTGGACAGGTTCTGATAATCGATGAAGGTGAAGCCCATGAAGCTGTTGACTTCGCCCTGCACCAAAGCACGGACAGAGTTGTAGTCAGCAGACTGGATTTCGGTAACAGTCAGCAGGTTTGCTTTCTGTTTGGCGTTGATAGCGCAGTACAACTGCTCTCCACTGTCAACATTACCGGCTTCGAAAATTTCCTTGGCAGCAATCAGCTTGCCGACTGTCAGACCAACATCACCAGAACCGGAGTCATAGTCATGATTGTCAACACCGACCTTCTGTGCCGTAGGAAGCGCAACGGCTGAAGCAGTGTCATCTTCGTCCATGCTGTAGGCACTACCCAAAGCAGCATCACGAATCAGAACGTCTGCCTGACGGCCCATGGCCCAAGCTGCGTTCATGGCGTAGCTGGATTCAGGGTCAATCAACATCCGAATGCGATCTTGATTGTCAATGAGGTCTGCCCATTCATAATCGTTCATCGTAATCCGGCGACGGCTGTGCGGAGTATTTTGCAACGGTGTGTCACCGTGGCGAGTGGTACGCAGAACAGCAGAAGTGCTGCCAATGCGCTCAAAGTAACCAGCTTTACCTTTGAGGAAATCAGGGTCTTCACGGACAATACCGCGAAACTTGGAACCCTTTTCCTGAGAAAGCATGATCACATTGGATTTGTACTGTTGTACAAAGGCGTTTGTGACTTGAGTACTCATTATGAGTCTCCTTCCGATAAGAGTTTTCGCTTATCGTCGGGCAACCCATGTGGACCCGGACTTGCGCTTTAACGATGCGCCGATACGACAGGTTTCCTCCTGTTGGCACCGGACTTTCCTGAGGGAAAGCAATCCGAATAATTGGAATATATTCCTAGCTACTGAGGAAAGTCAACAAACCGCACAATATATTGTGTAGTTCATTGACTAATCCACAGAAATCTTTGTGTTATTTAAGTTTCTTGGGCGGGTCTTTTGGGCGACCCCCACTTCCCTGAATCTGCGTTGCCCACTTCCAGTACTTGTCGGCAACCCCTTCAAAGTTCAAAGCCTGATGCTCACTTACAGAGTCCACTGCATGCTTGAGGCATTGTAACCGCACAGCTTGTGCTGGCGAAGCTGGATCAATCTTCTCCATCTTCAGTCACCATCTGGAACAGTTTCTGGACTTCCTCAACGGCTTCGGCGTGACCAATGTGACTGCGATCACGATACGCAGACTTGGGATCGTGCTGCTGCTCTTTAATGGCTTTCCAAGCCTCGTCTTTTGTCATGTTCATGTTCGAACTGCCTTTGTTACCAGAATTGCTGTCTTCACCGATAGCACTGCCAATACGAGCAAGTGCTGCGGCAACGCCGGGATTGGATGCTGCAAGCTCTTTCACGGCATCGGTAGACTTCTCATCAAAGAAGAGATCTATGGCCCCGGCTGAGGTCGCCATGTTCTTGTCGTAGTCTGACCCCCAAACCTCTCTCAGTTGGGCCTCAGCCGCTTCCTTGACCCCTTGAGAAGCTGTTGCGGAAGCTTCGAACGCCTCCATGGAAGTGGAGGTAATATGCGAATACATTTCAGCCGCTTGCTTTTTCGATAGACCGGCAACAAAAGCTTTCTCACGAAACGCTGTTTCAGCCGCCTCATCAGCATAACCTTCCGGGTTTTTCAGTTCATAACCCTTGGCTTCTTCGGGTCGGCCAACTTTGTTGTAAAACTTGCCCAGTTCTTCGGCTGTCGCCATTTCACCGGGGATGGCAACACGCTGTTGAACCATCTTATGTGTGTCGAGGAAACTTTTGGCAAGACCGTTCACATCTTTGAAACCGGCCTTTTCAATGTCACCACGGAGATCGTCGTTTAGAGATTCCAGAAATTCAGTCATGGATCACCTTCGGTGGGAGTTTTTGCCCTATACCCTGTTCGTACATGGACACTAGGTAACGGACAACATCACGTTGCCCCTCTTTGTACGCAGTCTCATGCGTATCGCCTTTGGTGTATGACTTCTTGTTGAAGTACATATCCACCAGTATTTCCATAGCCTTTGGCCCGTTACCGGACTCAAAGATGCTGGCGATTATTTCAGCATTCTTTTTGTTCACTGGGCTTCACCACCGCCTTCCATTGCTGCGGCAGCACCAGCCATCGTGTTCATGGTATCAGCCTGTTGCTGTTGTGCGGCAGCTTGCTGTTCAGCCTGTGCCCGTTCGGCACGTTGCTTGCGAATGGCCTGTACCTGATTAGGATCATTCAGGAACTTGGTCGGCACGTTAAGCCACTGGCCAATTTCATGAGCAATGGCATCGAAGTTCACGTTGTCCAGTACCTGTGGATCAAGCTGTGCTTCGCCGGCAATGAACTCAAGCCACTGCTGCGTTACCTGCACCTCAGAGCTACGCTGTGCCCGTGCAAGAGGGCCAACGTAGTTCACATCAATGGCCTGAATATCAATGCCATCAGGCGGCTCAGGCAGGGCATTCTTACGGGCCATGACCATGAATGCACGATTAATCAAGGCATTCAGGAACTCTGTCTCAATGCGGCCCAGTGTTGGCCCCAGAACCCTGTTCATCAACTCAAAACGGGCTTGAACCTCTGTAGCAGTCATCTGTGGCCCTGCTGCCGGCAATTCAAGCTGATCAGCAAAGAATGTCTGCCTGATTGAAGACCTGTATTCGTCAAGCTTAATCCGGTTTACGTCCCATCGGGCACCGGATTCCATCACAGCCAGATCGTCCATATCCCGGACAACCGTGACGCCATTGGGCCTCAGGTCCACATCACCCACGACGCCATCATCCAAAGCCTTGTATGGCGGGTCGATAGCCTTGGCCCAAGCATCAAGCTCAAGCTCTGTGGCCTTGTCCAGCACCTTAATGTCAGGCAGGGCCATCACGCCGGGACCACGACCATACTTCTCACCAGAAACCTTTGACCAGCGAGGCACC